CCATAATCAAATCTAGGTCCTTGTGCCCACTTTTTGTTCACCCCAACTAACCATTTGTTCAACTCTGAACAAAACTGCTGAACACTGATTCTATTATCAAGACTAAATGCTTCTTCCTGAATATCTTTGTCCTGTTTGCTCCACCACTCTAAAGTACCGGGGTCTACAATTCTGCCTTTGGCAGTTTGTTCATCAATGTCCAATCTATACATAATAGGACTATGAGGAGTTTCGTTTGTAAAAGGATTGAATTTAACACCGCCAACAGTTAACACAACAGCATCAGACTTTGTGCCTAATGTTTCTATGTCAATCATTGCATGAACTGTCATAATAATATACTCCTGATATAATATATTATATGTGATGTATTATTAAATGTCAAGTCGTTCAAAGTATTTTTCGTAAAGTCGTTGTTCCCAATAATATGCCTCTCTTTCCCAAGGCTGTTTACTGTATGGTGTTTTAGTGTGATTTTCCTTTTTCCAGTATGATGTTGTACTGCTTAATTCGCCTAAAATATATTGTTTAGCATGTATTAATTCATGAGTTAAATTAATAAGCATTTCTTTTCTGGTATATTTGTGATCCCCAGAGTTTCTGGGTATTTCGATATTGATGTTATCTTTATCTCCCCAACAATATCCGCCTGCTTCATGCTCACATCGATTAACAATATCTATTTGTACAAAAACATTTCGTCTCAATCTGGGACAAAAGTTTTCAAGCATAAGTTCAGAGATGTTTTGAATAAGTTGTTTTTTTGCAAGTTGACCGTCAATGTTGACGTGAACCATATCCTGGCTCCTACAAACCCTATTAAGATCAATTATTGTAGCATCTTTTTTAGATTTGTCAACCATTTTTAAGTCTTTGATTTTACACTAGTTTATCACTATATCTTCCATTCCTGCTGTTCTCAATCTAGTTATATGCCCAATTTGCCACTGTTTGGTGTCTAATCCTTTCATTATACCAAGATATTTGTTTCTTAAAAGTGCATACTGATTACAAAGGTGTGTTAGGGTGATAACACTGTCTTCGCTATCTACAAATTTTTCAGCATCTCTACTGCTGAGTTGCCTGTTGTATGCTTCTAAGTATTTGCGGAATGTTTTAGAACGTTCTTTGCGAAGTTCTATATTTAAGTGTTCTAGTATTGCTTCAATCTCTTGTAATTGATTAAAGCGATGTTCTGTGATGCCAGGTAGGGCGGCACTGGATTTCTCCAGGCTACCCTTAATACTGCATTCGTATTTGGCTTCTTCTAATTCTTTTTCATAGTATTCAATTGAGTCAATAATTTTACTCAAATCTTCTACAACAGAATTATACCAACCTGCCATTTATTCCCAATCCTCTTCATCATCTTCATCAAAAGAAAAATGTCCTTTGATTGCTGATTTCATAATGCTGTCAAACATATCTAAATATTCTGCACTTTCAGAGATATCTAAATGTTCATCACACACTATGACTAGTTGCTCAGCGGCTTGGATACGATCTTTTTTGGGGATATACGTTTTTACACTATCCCACATTTCTACTAAAAAGTTTATATCAGGATTCATCTGCATATTCCTCTTCGTGTTCTGAAATTCCGTCTACATCAACGATGTTTTCATCATCTTTGATTCTATCAGTAGACCATTCATCAATAATTACCTGAAGTTTATCTCCAGTCCAGCCTTTTCTGAACTCTTTGATTTCTTCTCCAGTTACTGGTGAAACATAAGACAGTTTATTACCAACTTTTTCAAGAACACCTCTAGATTCAAACATTTCCAATAGTCCACTATATGGGTCCATGCCTGTTTCATAAGGAATTTTTACCTGCACACTCTCAAAAGGTTTGCTGTAACGAGTCTTCATTACCTTACATGCGGCACGAATACCTTGTACAGTTGAAGTCTTGTTACCATCCTCATCTTCTTTGAGTTTTAGTTTACGCATTGCAACCACAATACTTGATGCATAGATAAAGCCTTGTCCGCCTGAGATCTTGTCATCAGGATCAAACATGTCTTGTGATGCATAAGTGTGGTTAGTTGCTACTAGTCCTACTGGGTGTGGTGCTAGTTGGTTAACTGTGTTTCTTACCAATGCTGTGAGTGCTTTAGGCTTACGACCTAAGTCACCTTTTAGATCACCTTTATTAAACTGATCTACATCAGTTGGTGATAACAACATACCTAAACTGTCAATAACAAACAGCATTTTAGGTTGTTCTTCATATGGTAAATCACCGTAGTTAGATTTGTAATCACTGATAAATGTGCTAAGAGTTTTAGCAACATCATCGATCATACTGACACTGATACGCAATAACTTCTCAGGATTTGTATCAACGTCAAGTGCTTGAAGCCACTCTTCGTCCAATGCATTTTCACTGTCAAATATAACTACTTGACAACCTGATTGTTGTGCATGTCTAACTAAATTACCAGAACAGATAAAACTTTTACCTGAGCCTGATTCACCAGCAAATACACTAACTTTGCCTAGTGGAATACCTTTTTCAAAGTCTCCACTGATCAAATAGTTCAGTGTTTTATTACCAGTGCTGATCCAGTCTTTTGGATCATGGAAGCCAGCACTGATACCAGTGATACTTTTAGTCAGACCAGTTCTGAATTTGTTTAAGTCAAATGGTTTTTGCATGATATCTCCTTATGATCTGTTTCGGATCATGTTTAGGATATCATCCGCACTTGGCTTACTTCCTTCTGTTGTTGGCTGAGGAGTTGCTGTTTCCTGAGGTGCTGGTGCAGTTGAAGATGGCGCAACTGCTTCATCCAGAGGGGCCTCTGATTGAGTCTCCACATTGGTTGTTTGTGCTTGAACTGAAGGAGTTGTTGCTTGTACACTCACTGAAGAACTAGGAACATCTACACCATAAGGTTTGTAGAAGTTGCCCCATTTTTCAGGATCATACAATTCTCCGTCAACACTTGCTTGGAACATTTCGCTGATTGCTTGGAGTTCATCTTGTCCAGGTCTTTTTGGTAAAAAGTCTGTCAAAGTGTAAAGTCCAAATTTGTCAATTGCTTCAAGTTCGGTGTTGTCCAATGCTCGTTCTTTACGAGCCCACTTTGAAGTTGAATAATCAGCATACTGTCCTTTGGTTGTTTTAGTAACCCTAAAATCAGTACCATTTACATAATCAGTAGGAATGTTTTCCATATCTGGATCCATCAATGCTGATTTAATAATGTTAAAGATTTGAGGTGAAATCACAAAACGTCTGATTGGATTTTCAGGTGCTGTTTCACTTAATGGATTTTCAGTTACAAAACCTTGGAAAATATAACTTCTTTTCTTCCAGTACTTTCTTCCCATATCTTCTAGTGAAGGGTCTTTAAACCAAGGACGGACCTCAGTTAGTACTGGACAAGTGTCGCCATACATTTCTGCACAAGGTACTTGTACTGTTACTGGTTTCATTTCACCACCTTTTACACCAGGGAAAGTCAAACGAATCATTTGTCTTTCTACCCAGAAAAAAGTGTTGTTTGGATCTGCGTCAGGCAAGAATCTCAGTGTTGCTGAGGTGCCTTCTTCAATATTCCAGTGGGGGTAAATGGCGTTGTCGCCGGTGGATTGTGTTGAACTTGCTGATGGTTTGTTTTCCATTGATGCAAGTTTTGCTCTAATTTCTGCCAAAGATGCCATAATGTTTTCTCCTTATATGTGCCATGTTTGTAGTAATGTTTCACTACTATGTGCCTATTTTACTTTCTTTGTGCCATGTTGTCAACCTTTTTATACTACTGTTGACAAGTAGTTAAAAGTTATTTATCTTCTGGGATAAAACTTTCTATAAACTTTTGATAATATTCTTCTTCTACAAAATGCTCTGCGTATACTGCTCTTTTGTTTCCTGCAGATAAAAGACTTGCTTTAACTGCTCTGTATTCAAATGGATTCAGTGTTCCGCCTGCATTTAATTTACTGCCAATACTGTCTAAATAATTTGCTAATGTGCTATCTTTTACTGCTGAACTAAGTTGTGATACTTGAAATCCTAGTTTAGCATTTGGTGTATCAAATTCTAATGTATCACTTTCGGAAATTAAAGATTTGGCTCCTTTAAATTCTTCTGATTCAATTGCTTTCATTATGAAGTTTTCAAAAGTATTTTTTCTGTTTACTAAGAATTTGATTGTGTCTACAGCATTTGCAACTTTATCATCAAAATGTGTTTCTGTGAAGTGGTCTTCTAAGTCTACTTCTTTGATGATTTCAATGTTCTGTTGATCTGCAATACTTTCAACTGCTTTTGCATATGTTTTTACACCGCTTAATCTTTTAAATGTATTTTTGATTTCGTCAATGTTTTCCATTGCCAATGTTACATATTCTTGATTGCTTTCGTTTACTAGATCATTGGATCTAACATAACGTACAAACTCTTTTAATGTGCTGATATCTTTGCACATTTTAACAATGCTTTCGCCAATGCTGTCATGCATTTCACCACCATTGTATAGGTGTCTTGCCATTGCTCTAGCACCGCTCAAATTCTTGCTTGGGAAAGCAAAACGCTCTTCACCACGTTGGATAAAAATTTTGCTGATATTTCTGCTTCTAGAACCTCTTACTTCTTCGTTTACAGGCTTGCTGTGTTTAACAACAATTTTAACACTATCTAGTGGTTGATAACTTGTTTTTGTAGATCCAAATACCGAACCTAAACTTGCTTCATGTACTACTTCCATATCTTTCTCTTTTGTTTTCATCACATTTACAGTATCGCTTTGTGGTTTTAAACTTTTACCAAATACTCTAAAATCTAAATTCATTAAATAGTCTTTTGCTAACTGTCCCAACTGTTTCCTCAGTAAATCAGATTGTTCTGAATTTTCACTGACACTGAGTTTAATTTCTTCTGTGGGCACATTAAGTGTTACTAAGATATTTGGATCTTCAACAAAAAATCTAATTGCACTATCTGGATTGCCAACTACGTTACCGTCTTTGTCAAAAGTATCTATAGTAAATCCATAACCTTTTAAGAGGTTATAAACTCGATCTGCAACTGTTTTAACACTTATAGCCATAAACTATTTATCTCCTACATGTATTTATCAAAATTTGCATTTATGTAATCAAAATCTTCTTGATAGAATTTTTGCAAGGATTCTTTTAATGCATCATCAAATAACATGCTGTCCATTATTTCATGATTGCTACTGTTGTATTTAAAATTGTCCCAAACAATATTTGTATTAAATTTTTTGTTAAGATAATCACTGTTTCCTAATTTATTAAAATCTATATAAATTATTTTATCTGTTAAACTTTCTAATATAGGTACCCAAGAAGAGTACTTGTATTGATGAAATAACAATGTATCATTTCTAAAGGGTTTCATTTTTTTACACATTTTCTGAAACATTTCTACATTGAGAGTTGAATATGTTGTTTTAAAAACTTCTGCCATAGGTTTTGTATGCTTTTTGCTGTTTAATATATTATAAAAATTGTTTATTGCAGACTCTACTGCAAGTATTGGGTCTCGGTATGATACTATAAAAGACGTATCATACTTTTCTATAAAATATTTTATAGTATCATGCGGTCTAAATAATTCGTGCCAACAAGGAGACATTTCCATAAAAGGTTTATAAGATGCTGTAATTAGTTTTTCTAAATCACGCCTACTCATTTTTAAAGGTTGGTTATTATACATCACAACATAACCGTCCCAACTAGGTTTTGACCAACTGTATGTTTCTTTGAGAGGATGAGTATTATATTCCCTAGACAGATTATTCCAAAAATATGTTGTGCCTGATCTAGTAGGTCCCATACATAATAATAACTTATTATTCATCTTGTTTTAAATTTTCCCAAAGCCATGAAGTTCAGTTTTAAATGGTCCTAAACAAATATGTATTTTTGGTTTCATAATAATCCAATAGGCATTGGATCATCGTACTCGTCTCTGAATTGATTTATTTCGTCTCTGTCTCTGCCTTCACCAATACTAGAATTTACTATATCAAAAACATCTTCTTCAAAAGATGCTATATAACTGATCATTCTAACATTCACTATAGTAGAAGTAACCAAGTCGTCTGTTTCTCCTGGTTGTGCGGCAAAACTATTACCTTTAGCAACAAAATTTTTAAGTTCACTTATACATGCTTTACTTCTAATATGGATCTTGTTATTTTCTATAAAACGTTTAAGCAGTATACAGCCTTCCATTTTAGTTTTACTGCTCATATGGAAACCTTTACGACCTTTTTTACCTTGAACTTTTACAGGATCGTGTAAAAATGTTCCTGGAAAACTTTCTTCGCCTGTATCTCGTATTACCACTAATGC